TAGTAAAGGAGTGCCAGTAACGGCAAGATAGAATGTTTGGTATATCTTCTTTTGGTGAATTTGCTTTTGGTGAATCTACTCATCAACCAGTAAATTTAGAGGGTATTCAAGCTACAATTAGCTTAGGTGATATTTCTACTATTGAAGCTAACGCTGATGTTACTCCAGGAACTAATGTAAGTAATATATCTATTGGTGATCTGACTTTTGTTGGAGCGGCTAATGTCACTCTCAGCGGCAATGGTCTTACATCGAGCCTTGGTTCTATGACACCAAAGGCAGCTGCGGACGTGACTGTCACTACTAATTTAGCAGGAACCGTAGGTGTGGGATCTGTAACCATTGTGGCCAAAGCGGTAGAGGCTTTAGGCACTAACTTATTGACATCTTCAGTAACAGGACCAGGTGTTGTTACTTGGAACGATATTGACGTAAATGCAAGTCAAACATGGACAAACGTGGAAACATAATATAAATTTGGAGGCACTATGGCATCAACATTTTCAACATCACAAAAATTTGAATTAATCACTACAGGTGAAAAAGCAGGTTTATGGGGAGCTACAACTAACACCAATCTACAATTAGTAGAAGAAGCTGTAGGTGGTTACTTATCTTTAAACGTCGCATCTTCGGATCAAACTTTAACTATTGCAAATGGTGCATCGTCTAATGGACGAAACATGATAATAAAGTTTACCGGCACTTTAGCTGGCAATAGAAGTGTCACTGTTCCTGATTCTATAGAAAAGATGTATTTGATAGAGGATGGTACATCAAGAAGTACAAGTGATTACACTTTAACTTTTAAAACAGCATCTGGTACAGGTGTAACAATGCCGGTGGCTTCAAAGATGGTTGTCTATTCTGATGGCACAAACATCGTTCAACTATCAGTTGAAAAAGGTTATCACTCTATCGATAGAAACTACACAGCCGTTAACAATGATCAATTGATTATAGATACGAGCGCCGCGGCTAGACAGGTAACATTACCGGCATCTCCTAGTGTAGGCAACGAAGTTACCTTTATCGATGCGAAAGGTTCTTTTGGTTCCAACAATTTAACAATCGCAAGAAACGGTTCTAACATATTAGGGTCCGCATCTAATCTAGTCGTATCAACAAATGGCTCTGCATTTACATTAGTTTTCTTAAACGCGACTCGTGGTTGGGCGTACAAAGATAAAATCTAGGGAGAGTAAATGGCTCTCATTACCTTAGACTTTCTACCAGGCATAGATAAGCAAGACACTACAAAAGGTGCGGAACGTCGTTTTGTAGATTCTAATAATGTACGCTTTCGATATGGACTACCTGAAAAGGTAGGGGGTTGGTCCTCTCTTCTAACAGATAAGATAGTAGGTGTTGTAAGAAACCAACACCCGTTTACAGATTTAGATGGTAATAGGTACGTGGCCCTCGGAACGGACAAGTTCTTATTATTATACTTTGAAGGACAACTCTTTGATATCACACCAATCAAAAGTTCTTTGACATCATCCACGATGGCAACCGCAAACACATCAACCTCTGTTACAATTACAACAAGTTCTGCTCATGGAGCAAAAGCTGGTGACATTGTGCAATTAGATAGTGTTACTTTACCTAGTGGTACAGGTCTTAGTGCATCTAATTTTGAAGACGTTAAGTTTCAAATAATCACAGCTCCTAGCACAACAACTTTTACAATCACATCAACTGCCGCTGCTACAGCTACAGTTTCTACAGGAGGTTCTATGACTTGCAAGTTTTACGAACCTGTTGGTCCAAGAGAACAAACTTATGGCTATGGTTGGGGTGTTGGCAACTGGGGAGGCACCGTTGATTCTGCAACAGCAACAACAGTTAACGAAGATTTAGATGCATCAGAAACAACGATTACTTTAACAAGCGCTGCTGCTTTTCCTACAGCGGGAACGATTTTGATAGATTCAGAACTTATTACATATACAGGTAAATCATCAAATGACCTAACAGGTTGTACAAGAGGAGCATCTGGAAGCACCGCAGCAACACACAGTAACGGTGCCACGGTCACTGACGCATCTGACTTTGGTGGTTGGGGTGTAGCTGTCAAAGCAGATCAAGTGCAACTAGAACCAGGTCTTTGGTCTTTAGATAACTTTGGTCAAGTATTAGTTGCTACCGTTGCAAACGGAAAAACTTTTACATGGAATGCAGGAGCCACAAGCGCAACGTCTAATAGAGCATCAACAAGCACGTCTAGTTTTTCTACTTCTAATAATCCAACTGCATCAAGAGCTACATTGATATCACCTACTACAAGACACTTAATTCACTTTGGAACAGAAACAACAATAGGAACAACTAGCACACAGGATGATATGTTCATCAGATTCTCAGACCAAGAAGACATCAATACTTTTGCACCCTCTGCTGTCAATGCTGCAGGCACACAAAGATTACAGGACGGCACTAAAATTATTGGAGCTCTCAAAGCAAAAGAAACAATCTTAATATGGACTGATACAGCTTTGTATACCATGAAGTTTATTGGTGCGCCTTTTACATTTGGTTTTGAGCAAGTCGGTACAAACTGTGGTTTGATAGGAAAGAATGCGGCTGTCGAAGTAGACGGTGTTGCCTATTGGATGAGTAATAATGGATTCTTTCTCTTTGATGGTACAGTCAAATCATTACCTTGTTCTGTTGAAGACTTTGTCTACGACGACATTGACTTAACCAAAGGACAACAGATTACGGCAGGTGTTAATAACCTATTTACGGAGATTATCTGGTGGTATCCTTCATCAGGTGAAAGCTTTAACGATAGGTTGGTTGCATACAATTACTTAGAGTCCATGGGATCACAGGTCCCTGGTGGTATTTGGTATACTAGCACAGAAGGTCGTACTTCGTGGATGGATGCTAAAATATACCCTAAACCTTATGCAACATCTTATTCATCTAGCGACACAGGAACTTTTCCAACAATACAAGGTGTTACCGGACTAGGTGGTACAACTTATTTTGAACATGAAATCGGTAACAATCAAATCAATACTGACGGATCGAGCACCGCGATTAGTTCTTTTGTAAAGTCGTATGACTTTGATTTAGAAGGCCAAGGCACAGAAGGAGATCGTTTCTTATCCGTTCGTCGTTTTATACCAGACTTTAAATCACTAGAGGGCACGGCTAAAGTAACGTTGGCCGTGAAACGTTTTCCATCACAAGACGACTCATCGACAGGTTTGAGTCCTTTCTCAATTACATCAGATACAACTAAAAAAGATACAAGAGCTCGTGGTCGATACATAAATATTAAAATAGAAAATGATGACATTGATCAAAGCTGGAGGTTTGGTACTTTCAGTTTAGACGTGCAAGCAGATGGAGGTAGATAATGGCAAAAATAAATGTTAAGATACCAGAACCAAAAGAAGAATACGATACATCTAATCAAAAACAGATAAATAGATCTATAACTACAATTATTGAACAGTTAAACTCTACTTATCTAGATGAAATTAAACAGGAGCAAGAGCGATTCTCTTGGTTTATAAGTGGCTAATATATATAAAAATGCAAAAGTAGATTTAACAAGCACAGATATTACAACACTATATACTGCGCCCTCTAACTCTAGAGCGATTGTAAAATCTATATTGGTGTGTGATGATAGTAATAATGGGAGCACAATTACATTAACATTAACAGATTCATCTGATGCTGTTTTTGTATTATTTGATGTAAAAAGTGTAGCTGGTCATGCAACAGAACAATTATTAAGTCAACCACTAATACTACAAGAAAGTGAAATACTAAAAGTAACCGCTGCAGATGCTAATAGATTGCATGTTGTAGCATCAATATTAGAAATAAGCAGAGATTAAGGAGGTAAAATGGTATCTTTCGTAGAAAAAGGCAAGACCGACGCGATAGTCAATGGCACAGTTATAAAAGACGTTGAGATTGAGACTGAAGTAACAGTCAAAAATCTCAAAACAAACGTTGAATATAAGTCTGACAAAGAAGCTGAGGACGATGTCAATAATCCAAGCACTGACACAAAGCAAGAAGACATATCTAGAAGTGTCAATATAAAAGTGGCTAAATTACCAGATGTTTCATCTGAATCATAGGATGAACAGTTGATTTTTGAGGCAAAAAAAAGTAATGTATTTATGATAGATACTGGTAAATTATACGATATTACCGTAGCTTTCGGACTTTATAAGTCGTTTCCTCGCTATAAAGATCACACGTTCGAGGACGTGCTTGAACACATCGCCCCATCCGTAGATTTGAATCAATATAAGGTTCACTACAAAAATGGTTTACCTTTTGCTTTTACGAATTGGGCATTTTTAAACAAGGATGCAGAGAAAAGATTTATGACAACCGCAGAACTAAACCCTGAAGATTACAATAGTGGAGACATCCCCTGGCATATTGATACTATCTGTATTGATGATGTAAAATCTGTTATGAAATGGACCAAAGAATACTTTACTAATCTACTAGGGTATAATAAACCTGTAAAATGGCTACGTGTAAGTGACGATGAAGTTATTACAAGAGTCGTAACTAGATATACAAAGGAACATTATGGGGTCAATTAAAAAAGCACTAAAACCTATCACAAGAGTTGTTGATGATATTATTCCTAATGAGATAAAACCTGCCTTACCTTATATTGCAGCTACCTTTGGTGCACCATATTTAGCTCCTGCTTCAATGTTTGGTAGTGCTGCTTTAAGTAAAGGTATTACTTCAGCCTTAATTAATGCTGGGACACAAGTTGCTCTAGGAAAAAATATTAATCCTGTATCTGCTGCTGTTTCTGGTTTAACCGCTGGTGGTGGTCAGTTTTTAGGAGATGCTTTTCCTGGTTCACAACTTGCACAATCAACAGCAGATTTTTTATCTCCAGGTAAAATAGGTGATATGACTTTAGGTCAAGTAACTGCAGCAACTACTGCTCCTCTAACAGCGGGCACCGCAGAAGCGGCTTACGATGCAGCGAAAGAAGCAGAAGAAGCCTATGAAAAATATTTAGCAGAACAAGAAGCCGCAAATAACGAAGATATCCAAACAAGAGTAGAATTTATAACTAGGTATTTACAAAATGCAGGATTTGATCAAGATTACATAGATACAAGATTAAACGAATTAGGCTACGCGGCCAACGGTGGTTTGATGGGCACTCGTGTTGCATATAAAAACGGTGGCACTGATTATTCTCCCACTGTTCCTTATGGTGGACGAACTAGTGAATTTTTTTTAAATGCGATGAAAAGAGCAAAAAATGAAAAAGATGCTAGACCAGGATATGGTGAAAAAGAACGTTTTAGAACAGTGGGAGAAATAATAGATCCAAATAGTTTTTTAAAGTATCTTTTTCCTTTTGATGAATTTCCAAAAAGCAGAAAAGAAGTAATGAAAGAATTAGAAAAAGTCATGGAAGATTCAGACAAAAAAGATGATAGTATGATAATGGCACGTGGTGATAGAATAGGACTTTTATTTAATTTATTAGAAGCTCAACGAGCCTTGGGTGATGAGGCTGACTTAGATAAGATTAGAGAATATGAGGCAGAGTTGGCTGATTTAATGGGTAATAGAAAAACTGCAGCCAAAGGTGGTATCATGAATTTAAAAATGGGTGGTATGCCTGCTGAAATGGATCTACGAGGCGGTGGTTTTGTACCGATTGGTGCAAAAGAAAAAGCCGACGACGTGCCTGCAAGATTATCAAAGAATGAGTTTGTAATGACAGCCGATGCAGTGAGAGCTGCAGGCGGAGGAAGTGTTAACAAAGGGGCAAAAAGGATGTATGATTTGATGAATAAATTAGAGGCTAGAGTATAATGTCAGAAACAGTAACAAGAACGTTACCCGCGCCGTTTATAGAAGCGGCAGGAATAGCTTTAACAGATAAGTTAACCCCTATGTTGGGGACTCCCCTTGATACTGCATCTTTTGCTTCTCAAGTAGCTGAACAAGATCCTCTACAATTACAAGCAGTTCAAAAAGCTTCAGGACTTGGTTCTTTTGAACCTTTCCTAACTCAAGCCGGTGCCGACGCCGCAGCAGCTCAACAGTTTACAGGACCACAAGCCTTTCAAGAGTTTATGTCTCCATATCAACAAGAGGTGATTGATACATCTCTTGCAGCTTTACAAAGAGAGCGAGATATTGCAAGACAACAAATAGGTACAGGAGCCGCACAATTAGGTGCCTTTGGTGGTGGTCGTCAGGCTGTACAAGAAGCAGAGTTTGATGCCGCTACAGCTTTAGGTAAAGCACAATTAGAATCACAACTAAGACAACAAGCTTTTCAACAAGCACAACAACAAGCACAACAAGCTTTTGCTAATCAACAAGCATTATCCACACAACAACAAGGACTAGCACAATTAGCTCCAGGATTAGCACAACAAGAAATTAGTGGATTACAACAAATAGGATTAGGTCAACAAGCTCAGTCACAAGCAGTTCTAGACGCTGCTGCGCTAGCTGCTCGAGAGGCCGCCTTCGAACCACAACAACGATTAGGTTTTGTTGGTCAGCAGTTAACAGGTATTATTGGTGGATATCCTGCACAACAAACTTTCCAAACAACACAAACAGCACCTCCTAGTCCGCTATCACAAATACTAGGAACTGTAGCTACAGGTGTAGGTATTGGTGGCCAATTATTCGGACCAGGTGGGATATTTCCTCGATGAGTAGAACTTTAAAAAGACCCATGTTTCGCGATGGCGGAAGAGCGAACAGTAGAGGCACGGGTATTATGACGGGGATCGAGGACCGTGAACCGTATCAAGAAGGGGGAGGTGTTGGATATGCACAATCACCTTTTAAGAAATTTGTGGTCGATCCAGCTAAAACAATAATATCTCCGTTTGTAAACGTGGGGGCTGATATAGGTAATCTTGGACAAATGTTTTTTGGTGCTGAACCTACTTTTAAATATATGAATCCTTTTGCTGAAGGATCAGGACTTGGAACAGAACTTCAAACAGCTTCTCAGTTTTACCAACCGAAAGAAGGAGGCTCTAGTATAATAACAGGAGCACAGGCGGCAGAAACAGATACAAAAAAAGAAAAAGAGGATGATGTAGTAGGAAAAGTAACAGACGAAGAAACAACTTCTACTAGGGATTTAGCATCAGATATGGAAAAAGGTAAACTTGATGAATTTGCAGAGACCATAGATGAAGATGATGATGTTGATGAGTTTGAAAAAAAATTAAAAGCGAAAGCAGATATGTTTAAAAACTTTTTGTATGGCCCAGAAGAAAAAGCTCAAACAGGATTTAGAGCTTTAACCGAAGCAGGACTAAAAGCTTTAGAGGGAGACATAGCAGGTGGTATAAAAGCAGGGTCAGATACTCTCGCAGAGGGTAGAAAAACTGCAGGAGCAGGAAAAACTTTAGCTTTAAAAACATTAATACAAGAAGATTTAGAAAAAGATCCAACAAAACAAAGAGAAATAGAATTTTTAATAAAGCGAGGATTAACTCAAAAAGAAGCTATTGATGCCGTTTATGGATTAAGTAGTAAGGGAAGTGATCTTTTAAAAGCTTATTCAAAAGAAAGATACTTACAAGACAGAACTACTGATTATTCAAAAGACGATCAACCCAAAATTGTTAGAGATAACGCGACTGGTTATGCACTAGCTGATTACATAATGATAGAAAATCCTGATGTGCAAAGAGTTCCTTATTCAGGTAGTAAACCAGACTTCTCTGTAGTGCAAGAAGGTGTGGTCTATTTCGATCCTGTAAGAAGAAGTTTTATGTCTGTCAAAGATGGAAACGCTCAATTTTTTAGCACTATAGAACAAGCAAAAACTTATTTAGGTTCATAAACAGGTTTACATGCCTAGTCTTGAAGAATTATACGGGATAACCTCCAAGCCCTCAGCCAATGTATCTGAAAAAAATACAAATTTAGGTGAAAAATCAACAAATAGTTTAGAAGATTTATATGGATTAAATACAACCGGAGTATCTGATATAGATACGAATTTAGCAGACCCAAATGAAAATGATGTAGGTATTATAGAATCTGTTTTATCAGGTATTGGTTCAGGTTTAATTAAGATACCGGAAGGTGTTGTCTCTTTGGGTGCATCTTTATATGACTTAGGAGCTGACACAAATACAGCAGCGAAAGTAGAAAAATTTTTCGATGATATTAATCCTTTTGACGAAGCAGCAGAGGCTACCGCTGCAGGGAAGATCACAGAGGTTTTAGTTAATTTAGGAGTCCCTGGTGCTTTTGCTTTTACAAAGGCAGCAAGTTTAGCTAACACTGCTTTAAAAAGTAAAAAACTAGGTACATACTTTACAGTAAACAATCCAGCCTTGTTAAAAGCTGGGAAAGAAGCGGCAGAATTAAACGCAAAAGGAAAAGTTGCTAAGTTCGCAGCAGCTTCTCTTGGTTCGGGCGCCGCGGATGCGGTATTCGTAGCTGATGTAGAAGAGGTTGGAACGTTTGGAGATTTATTGGGTGGACCTACTTCTCTTTCAAGGAACGAAGAAGAGGGAGAGGACGCAACTAGAGAATTATTAAACAGAGTGAAGTTTGGAACAGAGGGGGCTGTATTTGCCGGAATCATAGGTGGCGTGGGTTCAACTATAAAAAAATTAGCAACTCGTGGAAAAGATTTAGCAAAAAGTAATAGTAAAATTGACCGAACATTAGATAAATTTGCTGCTTTATTTAGAGCAAGAGGTTTTACACCACAAGAATTTTTTGATGCAAAAAGGGGTTTTGTAGGTAAAAGAGCTTCTGATGTTAATAGAGCTTCTGAAATTGCGAGAGAAACAGATAAACTAATTGATTCTATATTTCCTAATATTAAATCAGTTTTAAATAGATCATTTGGAGAAGAGAAACAGAAAATTTTAAAACAATTAAACAATGTTTTGATGTCGGGTGGAGCAACTCTAGACAACTCAGGAAGAGCCACATTTGGAAAAATGAGTAAAGCTAAAATAGAGTTAATGAAAAGAAAATTAAGAAAATTTGGTGCCACTGAACAACAAATGGATACAT